CCCGCCCCTCCCGCCCCACTCTCCAATCCCGCAACCACCCCAATCGCCCCAACCACCCCAATTCTACTTGGCCACTCGCTCCTATCGTCTATATATGGTAAAGTACATCCGCCCCAATGAACTGATTTTGTTCGTCCAACCCAATGACCACTCCGTTTATTACACTAGAATGATTTCCCCTTCCCCGAGACAACATGAAAGCGATGAGAATCATATTGGCTATCTTTATCAACATGGCGCATATCAAAAGGATTCCACCTTTATTCAATCATTACTATCCACTCAACCCACAATATCCAATTAATTTGTATCTATAATATAGTATGGCCCAATCCATAAAATTCACCAAATTCATCAAATCCATCCTCTCCAAATGTATCTTCATTTTCCTTGCCTTATTTGTCGCCTATCTATACACCAAGCAAGAAAATTTCTATACAAGAGAAGCACTAGAGAATTATGGAGACGAAAAGATGGCCATCTCCGCTCCATTGGCCTACCGAACGTTCGCCACGTCTTTAAAATATCCCACCCTGGGCACCAATGTTGATCCGGTTTACCAAGCCATCACCAGTGATACACCATACACATCAAAAATATTCAATCAAAAGAACAACCAAAAGTACTACTCGCAAGCAGAAATGGAAAACGATTTCATGTATTTCAACAACGCCTCCAACATTGGTTTATCCCAAATGTTCAACGTAGAAGATATTGATGATGCAACAGAGCCGATGCCAGTAAGTACCTTCCATCAAAAACTATTCAACAAATACGATGATGATCTATCGGATATGTTACAAGAACCGCCTTATTCGTATGAGGATTTCAAAAACAACTTTGACAATGAATATGAAAAAGAAATGATTGGAAATGACTTGAGATACGCAAACAGTGTCACGTCAATGACAATGGGCCTCAATGCGTTTAAGAAATGAAACACAAACATATCACAAACATATCACAAACACATCACATCCACATTTTCTTTCAAAAAACACCGAAGACGCACCCAGCGATTGCGCCCCTCGCTACTCACATTCCCCATTCTCGTATATCCAACCCTCGCGCCTCCGTCCCCGACACCTCCGCCCCCCACATCTCCAACCCCCACATCTCCAACCCCCACATCTCCGTCCCCGCCATCCATCTCCATCTCCCTCTTCAATTTCGCACATAAATCAAACTCCCCTTTTCTCCAAAGCAATGCTGCAACCCATATCCATACAACAAATCGCATTCTTGTATAGATATCAATCCATCCATGTGTTTATATATGTATTCTTCAATATATCATTCATTAACATCCATCACGCAAAACTTTCTCCAACAAATAATCCCCATTGACATCTCTATAGCCAATTTCCGTGCTTTTTTTATACCCCCGCGGAAGAATATTCCATCGTCGATCTCTCCCACAACAAGCACCCCCACAACAAGCCACCAAGGCATCCATGATATTTTGAAGATAAAACAACCCCCAATACCGAGTATAGAGACCAATGTTCGTAATCTCTTGTTGTAGCATGCTATCAACGAGCGAATATCCCTTGTTCAATTCCAAAAACTCCTGCAACAACCTATTCTTCTTTTCATAAAGCACCATGTATTTCTCTTTCAAACTTTCGTCCTTTGTTTGGCCCATTTTAGAATAAAACCGCATCTCGTTCTTCACATTCCGCAAATCATTCAGCACTATATTCTTATAGGTGTCAATGCTTTTGATGTGTAAAAATATGTTCATGTTATAAATCGTGCTGTATTTAGACAAAATATGCGGCGGCAAGGAAAAGTTATTATTGTCTTCCACATTTTTCAATGTTTCCTTGATCATCACAATGATAGAATGTACTTTTTGAATGAATTCCTTTTCCTTCTTGTCTTTTGGCCCCTCCACCCCCCCTTCCCCGACTCCACCACCACTCGCATTGGACAACAGTGGATCGTTTTCATATAGCAACAACTCCCCGGAATGAAATTCTATTTGCGACTTTAGTTTCGCATATTGGTACGCCGATATCTTATGCGCCTCCGCATTGGCGTCCAGCTTCAAATGATTGATCATGGCCAACAAAAAGGTGACACACCCATTCAATATAGACAACAGCATCGGCATGTTGATCCCGTCATATTGAATCGCCATCAATACGCTACATGAAGTAGACAAAAACAAACAGGGAAGCATGAACAAATTCAGCTTGTAATTACAATAATACGAGGCTTCGGAATACAGTATATGGTAACATTGAATGTAACGCACAAACAAATCCAATGCGGTGCTGTATTTGTGCACAATACTCACATCATATTGATTGTACATTTTTTGTTTTAGTTTCCGAAACGACAACAACCGCACCTTCTTTCTAGTCCCTCCCTCACCCCCCTCACCCTGACCCTCACCCTCCGACTCCGACCCCGATTCCGATTCCGATTCCGACTCACTATTTGCTTCCCAGAATTCATGCACATTCTTTATCACCTCTGTATTCTCATCCATAGGATCATCAAACAATCCACGACGACTTTTCACCGAACGCATTTCCATATCTACTATACTATCTCTAATCTCTAATCTCTAATCTCTAATTTCTAATTTCTAATTTCTAATATGTTTTTGAATAAAAGCAAAAATCATCGCAAACTGGTAATGCTTGTCTTTCAGCGCACTCCCTTGGCTGTGGCCGAATTTGTCTTCAATGTGTAAACACAGATCCTTCTCGTTTTCCCGAAACACACCCACTTCTTTCTTTAGAGTGTGGTAATAGAAATACGGCTCCGTATACGGCACCAATGTATCATTCAAATTAGAATAAATAAACATATGCGGATAGTTTCCGCCACTCACCACATTTTGAATCGGGCTATAGGATAATATATAATCCGCATTCGGTTGCTTCAGTGGATTCCCCCATTCACTGTGGGATTCAAATGCCAGCGGATTCTTGGACGACTTCATCACCAAGAACGGGGAGACAAACGGCACGCCCAAGATCGCCACTTTACAGATATCCGGCCTCATGTTCAAAACCGCACCAATCAGCAATCCCCCCGCACTGCGCCCCCATATTGCTAATTTGTCTCGGGAAGTGATTTTGTCTTTGTATAAATATTCTTCAATGATGTAAATGAAATCGTGAAACGTGTTCTTCTTCTGTAACAACATCCCCCGTTTCCTCTGGTCAAACCCCAAGGTTCGATCCCCACTCACTTGCGAAATCACCACCAAGAACCCCATGTCACACAGCGTCAATAGATTGCTCGCATTGAAGATGGAGTCATAGTGATCCCCGTATGCTCCATAGCCATACAGCACGCATTTACAATTCCGCAGTTTCAATCCCTTTTTATAGAGAAGTGTGACCTGAATGCTTTTCTGTTTCAAATACACCACTTTCTCAACATACCTGTCACCTCGCCCACTCCCACCACCATCACCAACCCTCTCCACCACATGATTCCTTTCCTTGTCTATTTCTAGCATGAACAAGGTGTTCGGTTTGGTAAAAGAAGAACTATGAAAGTAAATCTTGTTTTGTTCAGGTATCACATTCATGACTTCAAAATGGCAACTATTTTGAATTTCACATTTCCCGCCTTTGTCCACGCGACGAAACACCCCCTTGCACATGTCAAACAAAAACAAGCGCGACTCCGACTTCACACGAACAAAGAAGACAAACAGTTCATTCATGTAATACACGTCTTGCACATAGAATCCCCTTGTCTTTTTCTTGAAAAGGATTTCAAAACTGCGAAAGTCCATCGTTTTCATGAACGTATATTCCCCCGCATCGTCTCTCAAAATATACCACGTCGCATAGATGTGATCCACGTATGGATAAGTGACAAAGGCCTTGTCTTTCAACACCGGCTTCTCTATGCATTCCACGGTCTTCTGCCCCCCTTCTTGCTCCAACAGATCCATCACAAAGACCTCGTCACTATGATACGACGACGAAACCAGCACCCCATAAAACTCGCCATGTGTCATATGAATGTTCAACTCGCGATGGTCCTTGGACTCATACACCAGTTTCCGGTTGTCACTGGGTATATGATACGTATAACATGTAGACGAATTGTAATACTTATTGTGCGCAACATATAGAATCGTCTCGTCGTCGATCCACATGTAATTTTCGCTCATTTGTTTCGTAATATCATTGCGACTCATGGTTTGGTGAATGCTTATGAATGATTCATTCTTTCGGTGCAATGGCACATGTTTGATGCGATTGCTATATACATCTTTCACGAAAAAATGATAATTCCGGTTCCCAATAAAGTCCACACAAAAGGAAAACACCGTGCTTGACGGATTATAGGCGAATCCCTTGATGTCAAAATAGTCAAAGTATTGAGACAACTTATCCACATTCAGCACGTCATATTGCTTACAAAAGTGACCGATTTTATAATTCTCATATTGTTTCCCCAATTCCTTATACACATAATGATTCGTATCTATATCAATGAGCTCTTTATGTCCCCTTTTCAACCCCGCTATTTTCCTTTGTAGTTTATGTATCATGGTCTTGCCCAAATGGCGCACACATTCTTGTCGCAGCTGTTTCAGTTCTATGAGCCGTTTCCGGTAACCCACGTGTAAGGATGTGCGATTTTTCCCCAGTTTCTTCGCATACTTGATGATTTCGTTGGCTTGGCACTTTCCATCCCTTCCACCCTCTCCACCCTCCCCACCCCCATATAATTCATCCAGCGTGAGAAACTTCGTCGGTTCGCGATTCACCAGCTTCAAGTTCCCATTCTTGTACCTGCGTGTTTTATTCAGTATACGACGTTTGGCTTTGTCATATAATTTCTTCGTAATACAATGTTTACGAAAAAGAACCATAAGATTCGTTATACTAATACAATATAAAAAATTGAATCTATATCTTCATATCATACCTAATACACACACCACCATAATGTTGACAAAAAAACAGGAAAAAATATTCTCCTCTTCGCTTGAAGAAGCGGAAAAGTCCAATCTTCTCTTCAAACACGGATGCGTGGCCACGTATGGCGGACACGTGATTGCCACCGGGTATAACACCCATAAAAATTATTCCCAGCACGACGAGTTTGTGCACAATCAGTGTAGCTGTCATGCGGAAATGAATGTCATGCGAAAGATTTACTACCGCTACCGAAAGATGAATAAAATCCATAAATTACAGCGAGTCATGAAGCGAACCACTTTGTATATCAGCCGATACTCCAATGCCGGAACAAGCACCAATTCCGCCCCTTGTGCTAAATGCCTAGAAATCATCCAGTCCTTTCACATTCGTAAAATCGTTTTCAACATGAACGATGATTATTTTGAATACAATCCCCGGGATTACACCACGGATCATAAAACATTCGGCGAGTTGACTATATTAGATAGACAAGAAGATCCAATAAAGTCAACCTAACTCTCGCAGGCACCATTTTCCACCCTCGTATGTTGTTCCACGCCATCTCCACATGGATCGACCCCCGAAGAACACGAATTACACGGACCCGACCTCGCCACCGGACAAGGCTGTTTAGAAAGGGGAGGCGGTAAGCAATTCTTTTTCATGAGTTTGGTGCGCATGTATTCACTTTGTGGTAACACGTCTAACTTTTTCACCACGTTCACGTACTTGTTTGGGCCACTACACGATGAACTCTCAAAAGCATCACAGCTCACCGCATCCCCGGGCTCGGCAAAGTTCTGCCCCCCACTTTGCTGGGATTTGCGGGATACATACAAGTCGTAATCTAAGGGGTTCGTATCCTTGACAACAAAATGCGGGTAACCACGTTTCATCCACTTGTGGCGAGTGGCCATGCTTCCATGGTGGTTCTTCACCGATATCGTTCCGTGGAGGGAAAAACCCTTAGAAGAAAAAGAGCGGTATTTGCATGTCCCATCCCCGGAACACTTGTATGGTTCTGCATTCGCCCCAGATGGGCATCTACACGACTTGGCTGGATATTTTGTGGCTGC